GCATTACTTGCCGATGTGCTTGCGTTACTTGCAGATGTAGCTGCATTTGTTTCTGCTGTTTCTGCATTTGTTTCTGCTGTTTCTGCATTTGTTTCTGCTGTTTCTGCATTTGTTTCTGCCGTCTCTGCTGCTGCTTGTGCTGCTTCTGCTGCTGCCTGAGCCGTTCCTGCTGCTGCTGCATCAACTACTAATGCCCATTTTGCAACGTCAGTATTTGAGCTAATCGGCAATGCACCGCTAGAAGTGTGGGCAGTAATAACAAGATAAATATTACTGTTTGTTGTATCTTTAACAATGTCACGGTTTTGAAATGATACGCCAGCAGACCAGTTACCACGCCAGTTACCAATAGGGTCGCCAGGAACAGGGTTACCATTACTATCAAATGCTAGTGTCTTACCAGCCCGAGATGTATTAATAGGCAACGTCATGTTAATAGCAGTCGGGTCAGTAACAGGTGCTTTAATAGAACGCTCTGCTGTTTCCGCTACTTGTTGAACTAGGATTGTTTGCGAATCCATTTCATCATTAAGCGTATTAGCAAAGAAGTCACCACCAGTAGTAAAGTCTGTGGTACGCTCCACAGGTCGTGAACCAACAATAGTAATGCGATTAGCCAAGACAGCAGGAACGACTAATGTCACCGATCCTGTTCCAAGTAACGCGCTAATTGTCACTGTGTAATCTGTTGTTAATGTCAAAAGTGCGTCATCTTGATACACATTAATATCTGTGTTTTCTAACACTTCAAACTCGAAAGCATACGGTCCTGTACCAGCCGATCCAGTGTAGACTACTCTCCTTGCTACGTTACTTATTGGATAATCTGCCATCTATCTTCCTTTATTTAGGTGGTTCTTCAAACATTTGTGATAAATCAGGGCCTCTGTCAGGCAGCCTGTCTTTTCCGCTCCACCAATATTGCTGCCCAGTGTCTTTGTTTAACTTTCTTTCTTTTTCTCTAATTTTTTGCATAGCTTTTGGGTCTGCTATTTTTTGCAAAGAATCAAAAACAAGTCTTTCTGTTGCTAATTTTAAATACCAAATAGATTTTCCTGGAGTGTATTTTTTAGCAAAAGACGTTGCTTCTGCTGCTATTTTTGTTTCTTTTCCAGCAACAACTTCTTGAGCATTGCCAGCTGTTAATTTTATAAAATCTTCTGAAAATTTAAGAGCAGGCCCTGATGTTAAATTAGTAAGCCCGCCTCCGTAAGTATTAATGTCTCCTAACAAAACGTCTCCAGCTAACGATAATCCACCACCTTTAACTAAAGCTTCTTTCCATAAATTTGGGTCTTTAAAACTTCTTGGGTCTTTCCCATCTTTTATTGAATTCATTTGTATTGCTGCCGCTCCAGCCATTGTCATTGAAGTAACTAAGTATCCTAAATATTTACTTTTAGAAGATAAAGTTTCTTCATCTAATCCTCGTCTAATATGAGTAAAATACAATGTCATAGGAAAACTTTTATATTGTGCAAAAGATTGTATTATTTCTCCTGAAATAGTACCCCTTTTTATATTGCCCGTCAAAGCTTGTCTTGCTGTAAGTGTAACGGAAGGTACAGCAAAAGATACTTCTTTGTTAATCATTTCTAAATAACGAAGTGCTATAATATTTGCTTCAGTTTCTGAAACCATTTTACTTTGCAAAATGTCAGAAGGTCTTAAAATAGCAGCACCAGTATTTTTGTTTGCAACAGAATTTCTTATTACATCCCAATGAATATCAAGACCGTTTCTTTTTAAAAGGTTTTGAACTTTAACATCAAGTTTATTAAATGGAATTTTTGAAACGCTAGCAAAAGCTGCCATGGATTCAACCCCAGCAGCAAACTTTCCAGCTTGAGTCCATGGAGAAAGTAATGAAGCTCTCAACACAGTATCTGCTACTCTTTTTGAAAAATCAGAACCTGTAAGCTCTCCTACAAACCTAGCCTGACTAGCTGCAATAGCAATCCAGTTGTCAGCAATTAACCCAGACCGAACAGCAATTAATCCGCGTTCCGTAACTGTTAATGGATTCATGTTTTTTATTATAGACATCAAAGTTTTAATTTGCGGAGTCTTTGAAAACAAAGCAGTTAAAGATTGCGTTGCTAAATCTGTTGGAAGAGCCAAAAGAAATGTTGCACCTAATTGAGCAGAAGTTGCAATGTTTCTTATTGTTCCACCAAAGTTTGCAATAAAAGGATTAACTGGGTCTATTGCTTTTCCTGTAAACAAATCATAAACATTATCAAATGTATTTAAATTTCTTTTTGCTTTTGCTACAGCTTTTTGCCCTTGAGTATATGCTTGTCTTTCTGCTGTATTTTTAATTCTTTTTATAGTAGCATTTGGATTGGGGCCAAGAATTTGTATTGTTGCAATATCCCTAGACATAGAGTCTAAATGTTGCATCATAGCCATAAACGGATGAGAATTTCCAAAAGAGTTTTGATATTGCACCCATGAATCACCATCTTTAAATACTAAAAATTTATGATTTCTTCCTTTGTTATATAGCGCTGTTTGATTTTTTCCACCACCTTCTTTTACTTTACTCCAGCCATCTGAAGTAATAGTTTCATAACTTTCATATAAAGATTTTTTAAATTGAGCATCAGTTAAAGGTTTGCCTGTTAATGGGCTTTTCATTTCACCTCTGTTTAATAACGGAGTAATAAAATTTACCCAGTCGTCTGCTGTAGATTTTAACATTAGCTCTGAATCGTGAAGCGTAGGAAACCAATTTTTGGCTTTTGGAATATCCCCACCGTATTTGTTAAAACTTTTTCTTAAATATTCAGCAGCACTTTCCCATGCTTTATACAATTCTTTTGCAGCAGCATTATTAACGTCTTTGCCAAAAGCAACATTAACTAAGTCTATTGCTGTAGCCTTTTCTCCAACAATACCAAAAGCACCTTTTCTTCTAAACGTAGCCAAAACATCTGCCATCATAGATTGTGCCATACCAAAAACAGCATTTCGTCTATTGTCTAATCCTGAAAAGTTTGCCCTGTCTGTAGAGTCAATTAAATTTACAGCTGCTTCACCTAAATCTTTTCCATTGTTAAAACTATTAAGGTTTTTTTCAACTTCTCTAAAAGCTCTTTTTTGTAAATTAATAATTCTTACTTTGTTATTTGATTTTTTTTCCAAAGCAAATATTGCGTCTTTTGATGCTAAAGCAGCAGCCTCTGTTTCACTCATCGTTTTTGAATACTCCGTGTACAAGTTTTCATAAACAGTTAAAGCTTCATCTGCTTGCTTTTGTGCAATAGCTCCAACGTCTTTACCAGCTTCTATGCAATCATAAAAGCTCATAATAAACATTCTTTCATTCTTGTTATCATAGATTTGTCTGCTTTTATTTCTTCATAAATTTCTTTAACTGTAACATTTGTAGGTACGTCTTGATTTAAATTTTTGTCAAACACATCCGTTGGAATTGTTTCATTTAAAAAATCATCGCCTCTAGCTTCTATTTCATCTTCAATTTCTTTTAATGCAATATTGTAATCTTCGTTATATCCAATTGAGTCAACATCATCAAAAACGTTTAAATCTTCATTTGGCGCATCAACAGAACGAGCTACCTGAACTTCTTCTTTAGGGATTACTTTAGAAAAGTCTCCAGTATCTATAGCATTAATTGTATCATTTATTGTTTTAGTGTGTTCTAAATCTCCAACATCATTTAGAATAATGTTTTGAGAATTAATTGCTTCATCAAATTCGTCTGCAATTTTAATGTTTTCTATTACATCATCAGGAACATATTTAACATTATTAACTTTTGCTTTAGCTTTGTTAATAACTTCAACGCCTTTTATTAATTGTTTTCTAGTTAACTGTACAGCAGGAACAATCCCTTCTGCAACACCGCCCAGCACTGCGCCACCAATTCCAGCATAAGCTACATTTTGTATAAAAGTATCTATGGTGTAAGGCAAGTCTAACGTTTTATACCAATCAGAAACTTCTGTTTGGATTAACACCTCAGAAGATGCACCAATAAAAGCTTCTCTTGCTGCTGTTCTTGAAATATTAGAAAACGCAGAACGCAATGCACTAGAAGCTACTCCTTTTGTAAAAGCTATATCTAATCCAATTGCTCCAATATTTACAGGATCAGTTATTACAGCTTTTACATTACCAACAAATTCTCCAATTGCTCCAGTTACGCCTTGTCTTTCTGCTACTTCAGCTTGTTTTTTTAATGCGGAATCTACTAACTCTTTAGACAGTGAAGTAATTGAATTGTCGTCTATGTCCCCATATTGTAAAAACAATTGTTCATTTGAATGTATTGCATCAAATATTTTTTTCTTTCTGTCTTGCGAAGTTGAATTTAAACTTTCCATAATGCCTAAAGCATTTGAATTATTTGTATTTTCAGTTGCGCCAAAGTCTAATGGGTAATCTTTATACGGATGTTTAAACTTTTCCCCAGTGGTTTGTTCAATTGTTTTTACTAAATTATCAAAAACTTTAGTGTGAGTTATTCTTTGAGAGTCAGACCTTTCAATTAAAGAGCTTAAATTAGCCGTAGCCTCTCTGTTTTCTACAAAGCCACTTTTTTCTCCACCAATTGCAGGAATTCCAATAGGAAGTCTAGCTTGATTGTTTCCATTTATTAATGGCATTTATTTCCGCCACATTGATTTAACATTTGGTCTTCCTTGAACTATATTAGCTAACTCTCTTATATTTAAAATTAATGGCTCACCTTCTTTAGTCATAAATCTTATAGGAGTTTCATCTGTATTTGTATAATTGTTTACATAGACAGCAAAAGTATCTTCACTAATCGGAGCTAAATAAGCATTAGACAATGATTCTGCAGAATATTTTCTTCCTTTACTATCAGTTAAAGTGCCATTAGCTACAGATTGAAAATCTTTTTGCGTTGCATCTGATAAAACATTTTCAAAATTATCTTGTTCAATATTATTAGGAATTGGTAAACGCATATTTTTGTAAGAAATAATACCACCATAACTTTTACCATCAGCATTTATTGTTTGTCCAAAAGCTTCTTGTAAAGTTTTTGATAAAATAGCTGGGTCTATAACATCACTTCCTTTTGATACGCTTCTTTGTATAGCAGCATTAGTAGCAATTTCAATTGCTGCGCTTGCAGGTTCTGGCAATAAACTAGGAAGATTCCCCAAAACGCTAACAGTAACTGCTCTTAAATCAGCTGGATTTCCTTGAATCATATTTTTAAATTGTGGTAAGCTTTTTATTTCTGCGCCTTTTAAAGCATCTGATACAAGTGACGTTTGCCCACCTATAGATAAACCCCCTAAATAAGCAAGTTCTGGATTTTTATTAGCAATTTGGTCGAGCGCTTTTTCAGCATTATTTGGAAAAAATTTAGTTATTGTGTTAATTATAGATTGCTTTCCTACTGAATCTGAATTGTTAAATTGGTCAGATAAAACATTAGACTCTTCAACAGTAAATAATTTTACATTTAACAAATTTTCTTTTGCATATATTGTAGATTGCCTTGCTCTTTTAGAAGTTAATTTTAATTTTTCTTCGTCAGTAACATCTGGATTAAAAGGTTCAAAAATATTAACCTTATCTTCATCTTTTTGATTTTGCAACATTCTACTAACAGGGTCTGTTTTATTGTCTGATTTTAAATTAGTCCTATATTTATCAAGTAAATTAGCTTGTTGTGCTTCTGGCAAAGTTGCGCCATCTTTTAATTTACTGTTTAAATTATTTGCTAGGCTTTCTAATTGAACAATGTTTAGCGTTTTAAAAAATTCAACAGAAGATTTTGTTGTGCTTATAGCTGCTATCTTTTGAGCTATGCTATCTGCAGGAGATACCCCTAGATTAAAAGCTTTGTTAGTTAAGTTGTCAATAGATTTTTGTGATGGGGTTTGTCCAAGCGTTATAATTTGTTGCATACTATCAACTTCTCTTAATAGCTCTTGTTTTAATTCTCTATACTCTGAATTTTTTCTTTTAATATCAGATTTAAAAGAGTTAATTAACGTTTCTGCTTTGTTTAAACCTACGCCTCTTGTTACTCTATTAGTTTTTATAGGCTGACCTTCTGCGTTAAATAAATTTCCAACAGGCCCTTTTTTAAAATCCTCTTCTAAAGCTGCAACGTATGCAGATTTATTACGAGACATTTCATACTCAGCTTCTATTCTAGCTTCGTTAAACTTTTCAATTACTGCCTGTTTAGTTTTTTCTACAGCAGTAGGGTCTAAACCCAGTCCTTTTCCATAAGGAGTAAACTTTTGCAAAAAGTCGCCAAGAAGCAATTCTGCATCTGGGTTGCCAGAGGAGACTTCTCTAGTTAAATTATCAGAGTTATCTTCTATAACTTTAACAGTTAAAGCTTTTACTTCAGCATCAAATTCAGTAAGAAGTTTTGTTGCGTTTTTCTGAGTACCATTGTTTGCGCTTTTTTCTAACTGAGTTCTTATTAAATTTATTTGTTTTAATTGAGTATCTACATTATCTAATCCAACGTCACCACTTATACTTGACAATAAAGAAACGGAAGTTTCCAATGCTTTGTTTGCAAGCACATCATTATCTTCTCTAATGTTTTGTTCAAACTGAACTCCAGCTGTTTTTCTAACTTGATAAGCTAAAGCAGCAGACGAAGCTTTATATCTAATAGCAGATTCTGGATTTAGATTTGCAAGAGATTTAGACATCCCTGCAATTGGAGCTTCTAGCTTTTCAACAAGTTGAGAGTCGCTTGTAATGTTTTTAGCTTTAACTTCATTTAACAGATTTAAATAAACGTCTTGAGTTCTTATGTCAAGCATTGACCTTAATTGTTCTGCTTGTAATTTTTGATAAGTATTTTGAAATATAGCTCCACCAGTAGTTTCAAAATCTTTTTCAGTTAATGTTCCAGAAGCTGCTAAATCAAGTTGCTCAGGAGTTGGCGGATTGTTTATTGAATACTCTTCAGCATTTTTAATAGCTTGTTCGCCAGCTTTGTTAAATGCAAAGGCTGATAGCTTGTCAAGTCCACTTGTCATCATTTGAGATGCGCGAAAAGACTCTCTTACATTAGCAAAATCAAGCTGTGGCATATCAGGAGCAAACCTGCCTGTTTGTTGATATTTAGGCAATTCGGCCATTAAGCAGTGCCTTTCCAAAAACTTGTTGTTTGGAAGTTTGAAGGCACAGGTGCTTTAGTTACAGTTGTCCCAGATGCGGTTTGACCATACATATAGGCAGCAGTTCCTAATTTAGCAATAGCATCAAAATAAGAGCCAGTCTTAGCTTGCTGGCCAGCAGATTTAAATAATGACGCTTGAGTGTCTCCAAATGAAATTGCATCTGCGCTAGACTGATCCATAATTTGAATATCTCTACCAGCAACTTTTTTATTTCTTTCTTGTATGAGTTTTGCCGAACCACTAAAGCCTTGCACTCCACCAGCAAACCCTCTGGCTGCTGCTGTTGCATTTGTTTGAATCAAACGCTCAAACAACATATTTGCTTGTTGCTCATATTGCAAAGCATCACGACTAGCTTTTAATTTAGCTTGTTGTGCTTGCAACTTATACATTTCATTTTGAGATTTGCCTTGCTGTATTGACCCAGCGGCAGACATTACTGCAGACGCAATTGCTACATAGTGCATATTAAGTTCCTTGATTGACCGCTATTTTATATTCCATACCAAGTAAAGTAAACTTTAATGGAAGGGATTGTGTAACTGTAATTCTAGCATCGGTGCTATAACCTAAAATGCCGTGGATAACTTTAATTCCTGTAAAGTCTGGAATAATTGAATCTAACATGTCAGGCGTATTAAATGTTCTAAATGAAACATTTTTGCCATTAATCTTCATGTGCTGGGTATCCAAAACCATTGCATTAACTTCAACAATGCGTTTTTTAAATCCAATCCTAGTGCCAGCCCTTAATGCTAATTCAACTGGCATTGTTCTAGCTTCAACACTAATAGGTAAGCCTACTTCATAACTGGCAGTAGAGTCTCTAGGAAGGCTTACAGCACCCCCAGAAGCAACAATTTTATCAGCTTGAACCAATCTATCCAATAAAAGATTTACGGTCTTTCCAGCAAGCTGTGGTGCTGATACGGATGATACAGCACCGCCTGTTGTGGCGCAGTCTGTTAGCAGTCCTCTTTCAAACTTCTCTATGTAATATTCAACAACGTCTTCAATGATCCGTTTTACAACCACATAAATGTCATCAATGTCAATGCCGACTTCAATAAACTCGCCACTAGCTGTAATAATCTCTGATGGCGCAATAACATTCTGAGAGCGTATAAGCGAAAAAGCAGCCATAGTGCCATCTAGCTCATTAACAATAAACAGCAAATCGTTTTCGTCTGTGTTAATTCCACGCCTAAGCGCAATGCGTTTTGGATTTTTAAGCAAGTGACCAGCAAGCAATGAAATCTTACTTGTTATATATGTTAATGCAGTGTCGTTATACGTTACTTCATTTAGCATCTTACCTTGACGATGAATGAACATAACGCCAGATTCTAGTTGCTGAACTCTAATGCCAGGCTTGCTACCATTTCTACCAGCAGTCGCTAAGAAAAATGCAGACGGAGTAATAGGCTCTAGTCCTTGCTGCGGTACAAAGAACTCACCGCCAGTAGTAAATACCTGCAAATCTTTTGTGGAAATCATGTCAGTAATAGCATTGTAAGTATTGGTGTCTAACGTTGCTTCTACTGCGTCATCGTCAAAACCTTCTGTGCCTTCAAAGTCAAAAAACAACCCTACCTTAGAACCCCATATAGTAGAAGGTCTTGATTTGCTTCCACCGAAATATAAGCGACCCTGATGGAATGTTACCGTTCGTTGGTAACCTTTAGTAGCAGACCATACTGCTTCATAGCCAGTTTCTAAATCCCAATCTCCATTGGCAATAGCCGATGCACTAAAGAATGGGAACTCTGTTACTACGTTTACTTGGGTAGCACTCTTGTATTCAATGATCTTTGCCCTACCTTGTGGAGTAGCATTAATGTATTGTCCGACATGGCCTACAAGAAAAATGCCACTAGATGCGTTAATTGTTACTTTTCCTGAAACTGCAGTAGGCGTAATAGTTCCTGCTGGATTAGTAGTTGCTACAGTAAACGCATACTTAGGTACACTAGCAAATACCAGTGTACTTGCTGTCCACGTTGCATCAGAAGCACCACGTACTATTTTAATAGGCGCAATATCTTCGTGTACAAGAATTAAGGTATCGGCAGATTGCGTCCAGCACATTTCATTCAAGGATGATGATGGAAGTGTTAAAGCTAAATAGTCATTACCGCTTCCGTTAATGTCTTCAACTAAAGCACCATCTTTAAATACGTGCATACGGTTATGCGTGAAACACAACATATAGCTGTCAAGAGTAGAGAATTCAAACGATACTAATCTTGCCCCGTTAGCAGCTGATTCAGCTCCAGTGTTAGGCAATGTCATTAAGTAACGAGTGCCAGCCCTGCGAGTAATCCCGCCCTGTGGTTGGCATATAACGTTAGTAGCTTTTTCTAGTGAGTTGTTGTAAGTTGGCAATTCAACGCGAGCGCGTAAAAGTGGGTCTAATTCACCACTAGTAAAGTTTGTCTGCACTGTGACAAAGCGAGCCATCTAGTTCCTTACTTGAGTTAGTGAAAAGTCTTTAATGCTATTTACTGGTTGATTCATTCCATCAATGTTCATTGCTGTACGCATATATCCACCACGACCATTATCGCCTGGCGTACCAACCGCCATAACTCTCCAGTAATCAGCTTTATCTAACTGATCAGTAATAGGAAATGCAATGTGTGCTGCTGTTAAGTATTTTAAAAACTGAATAAACCATACTGGCATTTCAGATTCAGGTACTGAGTATTGATAATCAACATAGATAACTTCTTGGTTAGTTAATACTTTAGAACCCATAATACGGTAAGCCGTAATTGGGACTTGATTTAATCCATCTGAGTTATAAACGGCTCTTGGCGCACCAAGTCTATCTGCTGCCATTTGATACTCATATTTATATTCGTTTGCTGGTGTTGTTACTAGTCTTGCTAGTTGTGTTTTCTTAAAAGAAAAACTCCACGGATAAACCATAAGAGCTTGATCGCGAAGGTTTGGATATAGTCGGTCACAAATAGATGCTCCGTCAGAGCCGTCAGTAAAAGATGAAATAGGAGCAGCACCTAGCATTAATAGTGCATCAGAGCAAATTGATAAAGCTGAGTTTGCCATAATAACCTTTACATATAAAAGTAGCTACCCCACGTTATGCAAGGTAGCTATATTACAATATTACTTAGTCACTGTCTGTGGCAGCTAAGACAGTACCATCATTTACATCCACAACGCCAGCAGCGTTAGAAAGGACGTAATTGAGTGAAGCAACAGCAGTACCGCCTGTTGATGTTACACAGTAGATTAAATCACCTACCCTTAGCTGGGTAGCTAAAGCGTTAAAGTAACCAGCTGTGTTGACAGTAGCAACTGTGTCAGTTGTTGAATAAGCATAAATAGCTGGTGAATTACCAGCTTTAGATGCCGCTACGGTTGAAAAACCAATTGATGAATAAGCCATTTATCTATTCTCCTTAAGATTCACGAGCAACGATAGACACAATGCCTTCAGCGTCAATAGTTGTTGCGCCAGCAGAAAACATAGATGCTACCAAGAATGATGTTTTTTCTGGTACATAGTTGATTTCTGTTTTTGGTGCAATACCTTCGCCATAACCGATAGCATCTTTATGGAAAGCAAAACAAGTACGGTCTGATGAACCGTCAATTGCTAAACCACCTTCATCACGGTCACCAATTGTGTAGAACTTGAAGCCCAAGAATGTATCTAGTTCACCATTTACTAATGCTTTAACTGAATTAAAGTCAGAAGATGTAACAGCTGTTTCAGCTAATAAAGCCTGTAAGCCGTTTGAGTGAATAACAATGCAACGGTCTGCTGGAGGTACATTATTTTTATCCATCAAACCTTTTGCTTGACGTAGTTTTGCTACGTTCATATTAGTATCAGTACCACCAACATCGTTGCCTACTGCTAGTGATGTGCCTGATGCAGCTAATGCAGCAAGAACCAGTTGATCTTGACGACGGCCAATAGCGTTACCTAAAACTTGAACAAGCTCTGAACGCTCATCAAAGTTTACTTTTTGTTGGCTGAAAATGTCGCTATATTCAGCAGCAATCCAGTCTTCTAATGTTAATGTTACGTTTGAAAAACCAACATTCAATGGTGTAACATCTGTTTGACCCACACGAGGTGTAGCAACGCCACGACCTACTTTAGGGAACTTAACTGTAGAACCTTCTACTCCACGACGCTGACGTACAGCACTTACCAACATTGCTTTACCTTGGTATGCTTGCTTAACTTCTGCGTCAAAGAGGGTGGTAAATGCGTTTGACAATGCAATACTCATTTTGTATCTCCTATAACGGTTTAATATAAAGTTTTTTTGTGCTGAGGTATGCCGCGAAGCGGGCCATTGCTTGCTAATTACGTTAGCCAAACGTCAAGTTATCTTGCATTGTGGGTCACAGATGTGATATGCCACATTGTGTGTTATAACACACTATTATTTATAATGCAATATTATTTTATTTAAATATATACAATTTTACATTAGTTTAAAAGCAATGGTAGAGATTTTTGATGTAAATGTTCCTGCAATATCTAAGCATCTAAGTAATATATTTCTTGAAGGTGAGCTTGAATATAATTCAACTGTTTCCAAAATGGAAATAGTTCAAATTGAAGGCGAAAGACAAGTATCTAGGAATCCTGAACACTATAACTTGGATGCTGTTATAGCTGTTGGCTATAGTGTAAAGTTATATATAGTTACCTTATTTTATTTAAATATTAAAAAGCCCAATTAAGGGCTTCTTTGTTAATCTCCGTACACTTGATTAAACAGTCGTTCTACCTTCTGTCGATACGCTGGATCTGTTTGATATTTAGGGTCTGCCACCATTGCGTTAAGTTCTATTTTAGATGGTGCTCCATCAATAGGAGTTGAGTTTGTAGGGATTCTGCCTTCATAAGTTTCACGCAATTTCATTAATGCTTTAAGGCCGTTTGCAGTGCCTCCCATAATTTTAAATTCTTCAAAGTCTTCTTTCCCCCATATGCCTTTATTAACTAAGCCTGAACCCCATTCCGTCATGCTTTTAATTATACTGTCAGCGTTAGGGCCTAATGATTTCTTTTCAGCAGCAGCGTCAAACTGTACTTGCTGTTGTTGCTGTCCTGTCATTTCAACAATAGGGCCAACTAATCCGTCCAATGCTGCTTGACTTAATCCGTACTCTTTTGCCCATGCAGCAACATGTCCTCGAACAGGGTCGTCTTCTGGAGTACTAGAAAATGATGACATATCATAGTTTCCATCTTCTGGGGCTTTGTGCTTGCCTTGACTAATTTGTTTCCGTAAATCTGTCCATGATTTAGACATAGCTTCCATGTCTGGAGCTGCATCATCTTTTTTCCAAAAGTTTTCTGGAAACCACTCTGGTCTTTCTGCTGGTGTTTCGGTTGGTTCTGTTTTTAAATGACTAATGTCGTTAGACGTTTCGCCTTCCTCAGTTGATTCACTTGAAATGTTATCCAATAAGCCTTCAACGGGTTGATCTCCGTCTTGGGGTTGGTTAGTTTCATCCATTATTTATTTTCCTTAGCTAGTTTAATTCTATTTTCTAAATCCCGTACTACACTACATTGACCCTCGCGATAAAAAGCATAACTTGGGTCAGCTCCCGGCACGGCAACAGGGTGTTCTATAATAGTTTGGCGTAACCAAACCATAAGTTTCTTACCTTCTTCTGACGATGCAAGTACACGAAAACATAATTTACTTAAGTCTTCGCGCCTTTGCATTTCATCACGAACGTCTGTTTGTTGAGTTTCTAATCCTTCCCATCCCTCGTTCATTACATTACGCCCCCTTGTTTAACGGCTTGCTCAACCATTTGTCCAGCAAGTTCAGGCTGCTCTTGCGCTACTTGTTGAGCTTGTTGTGCCATCTGCTCTTTCATTAGCTGACGCTCTGCTGCTGAGTTTCTAACGGATTGTGGTATAGCCATCTTGTCTGCAACTAAATCTAACAGCATATCTGTCTTAAGCATCATCTGACCTTCAGGGCCAGCTTGTTGTACAATTTGTGCGTATTGTAAAATGTTTTGTACATCATCCATGTTTTGTGACATAGCTAATGGTGACACTGGCGTCACTTTAATTTCAAGACCATTAACACGCAACGGTAAATCAATAATTCCACGCTCATCCATAATCTGTAGGATTTTCTCTACTAATGGAATCATTGTTTCATTTATTAAACGACCAAATGCAGAGCCTAAGTTTTGTGATAGCTGTTTCATACGTTCAATAACTTCAGTAGCAGAACGTGCTGACATATTATCTGGTGGCAATGACTCGTCTAATAGAATGGATTTAATGTTCATACGCAAATCATTCATAATAATTTGAGATACATTAAAATCACCTGAACGTGGCAATGGTTTTAAAGATTCGCCTTGCGGCCCACCGTTACGTGCAACAGGAATAATAACGCCTGGTGCAATAGTAACTGTATTTGGATTAAGAACACCATCATCAGCAGCTGTATAAACCCCAGCAATAGCAAGAGATGCGTTCTTTAGCACTAATTCAAGCACTTTGTTTAGTGTCTTAATGTCTGGTAGTGCTGTAATTAACGGACCGCGACCATAGATTTCACCAGCTACTTTCATGTAGCGAGATACGACCCACGGGCTGTACTTCATTCTACGGTACACAATTTCTGCTTTAGATTCTTTATGGATCACATGGTAACAATAGTCGCCACGTTTAGCATCAAATATAGTAGCTTCAATAAGCTCTACATCTTCTGTAGGTTTGTTCTCTATTTTCTTTTTAAGTTCAGTTGGTATCTTGGCATCTGTCCATTGTTGTTCAATAGACTCGCCTTTGATCCGCATACGTCTGTACACATTGTCAACTTTTCCATTAGCCCCTTCTTCAAATGCAACAAGGTATTGTGGTACAGGAATAAAGTTGATTGGTGTAACATCGTCACCAGGCTGCACCAGCATTACAGCTGTACCAACGCACAGGTCTAGCAACGCTTCGCCAATAGCAATATCAAAGTTTGATTGCTTAATAGTAGCAAACATCTTTGCTGTATACACATCTAACGCTGCTTGTGCTTCATCTTTACGGTCAGCAGGAATGTCTGTGCCCGCTTCAAGACGACACCACTTGCTGTGCGGTGGAAATATACCTGATTGCATACGGTTTGCAAATCGTTGTGTAGAGTTAATAGCAGTTGCGTCAAACACACGATTCATTTTTTTAGCACCACTTACTTTGCCATCATAATATCCGTCATACAAATTACGTTGTGGCAATGCAAACTCATAAGCCTCGTCATACAGCGAACGAAAGTCCTCTTTCTTTACTAAGGCAAGCTCATGCCGTTTTAAAATATCTTCTGGTTTTAATCTCATTTCAGCCATTACGTTTTACGCTTTCCACCGAGCATTGCCCCGATACTTAAAACATCATCACTGCCAAGTTGCGGTCCTTTAGATAATTTTGACGCATCAGGACTCGCTGAACCAGCTAATAATCCACCAGTTGCTCTGCCTAGTCTTGATGACGCTGCTTTTTTCTCACCAAGTTCACGTCTGCCAGTATCTACTATGTCTTTAGTTTTATTTGTCTGGTCTTCAAGAATAGCCTTAGTTCCGCGTTGCGCCCAGCCGCGTTTTGCTTTTTTACCATACAAACCTAAGATGGCATCTGTGTAAGCGTTATCAGTGTCTGTGTAAAAACTTTCGGACTTAAAGATTCCTTCTCCAGCACCTTGTGCTTTTAGATAATCAAGTCTATCAACAGAACCTATACCAGCCATAGATGCAGCCGCTCTGTCACTAAACTTAGAGATTAAGTTTGAGTTCATAGCCTCATTAAGGTCAAGACTTCTTTCTTTAGTAGCCATGATTAAGAGCCTAGCAATTCGTCAACGCCTGATTCAGGGCTTAGACGGTCTTCTGACAATAACATACGACTACCGCCACGAGTGCGTGACATTTTACGGCTTGCTTCTTGTGCCGCTAAATCTCGCTTCTCTGTTTCAGCTTGCGCACGCAACTTTTCTGTTTCAATGCGTTGTTGTTCCATCTGCGATCTTGCTGCACTTGTATCTGCTTTTTGACCACCAATTAATCCGCCCATTACTATCTCCTAACCATTAAGTCATAATCATATTTATCCATGCTATATTGCTTCATTGTGCTTTCAGATATAAACCCGATAGCTCTAGCCCACCTTATAGCCCGCAAGTCTGTAGTTTTAACAGTTATTTGTAATCTATGCAAGTCCATAGATAGCTTGCACATATCAGTAAATGCAATTCCTACTTTAGTTGTTGCAATTGGTCTGCTTCTGGCAGTGTCACCAATGACCGACCACATCTCTCCAACGCCTTCCCACAGTAGGCAACAGCCAAATACAGCGACTGGTTCTCCATGTAGTGAGCATGTAATAGCAAATCCATAATTAGATTGGTTCTCTAGCATAGCTTTAACGCCAACCATTTTTTGTGTTGACAGCCCAGAAAACTCACCACCTTTTATAGCAAAAGCATCTTCAATATAGAATTTAGTAAATGTAACTCCCTGCAATTTTGGCAGGTGTTCGCCTATGGTATCAAGTATTGAATACATCAAAGTCAGTCATCACCGTTCTAGCTATTATTGGTTTGCTACTCGAAAGAGGACTACGGGTCATGCGCTTATGTTCACCACCACCAAGCATTAAATACCCAAAGGCATCACCAACGTGAGAGTGTTCGTTCTTGTTTGGCATATCCCTAAAGCGTTCATGCCCTGCACCGATTGATACGCGCTTGAAGTGATAGCCCCCAGCGAGTGACTTCCTTGTCATCTTACAACTTCTGTTTACAATTAGCCCTGGCTTGCCATTAATCAAACGTTGCATTGGCGCGGCTGCACCTTCTCTACGAACCTTGAAGTCATTAGAGTGTGTAGGTTGAGCGCGCAGCCCAAGAGTTCTTAGGTAATCAAATGCAGTAACTTCATAAATAGCATCACGTTGCATACCAGCAGGGTCGCCCCACATCATAATCTGTGCTTTAGGGTATTTAGCATTAAGCTCTGCAAGCAATTGTTGCCCAAACCGTTCAAGCCCCATGTCTTCAGTAACAATCTCATGAAGAATAACCCACCGATTGTTTGGAAGTCTTTGTCCAAGCACCGCTGCTGGTGTTAAACCAAAGTCGACACCGATTTGTAATGGTAATGATTCGTCATACTCAACGTCACCACACATAAGGTTGTCATCATATTCGGGCCATACAGGTCTACCTTCTTGCACGTAGGTGTATTTGCCTTCTGCGTAACAGCGAATCCAGTCTAGGTTCTTGCCACCGAGCATCTGCTGGTAGTAGCTAGCAGGTAAGTTATCTAAGTTTTCTGCTTTGCTATTAACTTTCCACCATCGACCAGAGGCGAATATGTGGTCATTAGCTTCAGGGTTGTCAGGCAATTCACCAGGATCTACTTCGATTACACCACCCGGTTGATTAAAGAATGTCCATGCGTAGTTGCCAGTAACCTTCTCTTTTTCAGCCACCCTATGCCACCAGTGGTCATCATCCATTGGATTAGTGTCCATGAATACTCCATGCCATTTAGCACCGCCATCACGTTTACTAGGATAACGACCAACCCTGTGGGTAAGTCCATCAATCACAGCCTTTGGTAGCTCACGCGCCTCATTAACCCATGCACCTGTTAGCTCTAATGACAGCAACTTACGAACGTCTTTAGGCTGGTCAAGAGCAAGGAAGATAACCTCGCAGTCAATGCCAGCGGCATCACCTTTAGCTGGTAAGCGTATATGATGTGTAATCGGTGGAGTCCATAACATAGGCCCAAACGTAGCTTCTGGGAAAAGGTCTAACCATGTCTTAATAGTCGTTGTCTTAAGCATAGGGTAACTGTTACGTACTACTGCAAACCTAGAATATCTAACGTTGTCAATAGGTGAGGCAGTTTGCTCTAATGCTTTAATAAATATTTTGGCACAACAAGCATACGACTTTCCACTACCAACTGGGCCCATTAGACCTTGCACGAAGTCATTGTTCTGCACAAACTTATATACGATGGGCGACTTGCTAAAGTTTAGCGTGATGCCATCAAAAGATACTTCTTTACTACTGCGTTCTTTAGTCTTCATTATCTAATTTCGTTATCCTTCTCATATCTAGCAATAGCATCCATCATAGACAATTCAGGAACAATAGTGTTTCCATACTTTCCTGTGGTGGCATACGCGCCAACGTGCATGAAGGAAAAATACACCAACTTCTTAGGCAGTTTACTAACCAACCAATACCAAAAATTAACTTGTCTAACACTCATTTTGTTCTCCAGTGATGATACATAAAAAATTATCTATTCTAACTTACCTTGCTCTCCATCTACCGCCTCTACGTCTATAGGTTCTGGAGCTACTATGTTGACACCGATTACTGAAGGCTTGTCTGTCTCTGCTTGCTGGTCTAGCAATCCAGATGCTTTAGCTAGTAGGCGAAGTACGCCAACCTTGTCAAACAATTCAATATCTAATGTTGCTGTAGGATTGCCTTCTTTGTCGTACCTTGTAGTCGATTTAATACTTTTAATTGCTTGTAGTGCGTGTTCAGGAATGTCTTTAGACGCCTTAACTTTAATGTTTCCATCTTCGTCCCAGCTCATAATGTCCGTTAGTTTTGTATTAGCCATACTTAACAACGCATAGGACACAGCCTCACGGTTAGCTTCTAGTGTTGCAGAACGCTCTAGTGTTCTCTGGATAGTACGAACGCCACCATAGTTTTTAAGTGATGGTATTCGTTTAATCTTTCTGTTGTCTTCTTGTTCAGCCATTTATTCTGTTTTTCCATTTATTCTATTTGTTGCTATTTCAAAGTAATTAGCATCCATTTCAATACCTAATGCTACGACTTTACTCATGTGCTAACCTTTCAGCCGCTTTAACAATATATCGATTGAACCAGCGTCTTATCGTGTAGCTTCTTGCCACTGATACCAGCGTGTATAGCAAGCCAATGTAGAAGTTTTGCCCTATCGTAATATGGAAACCAACCATAGGCAAAATAACCAAGTTAGCGAAAAAGTTAATCCAAAACCCTATAAACACATTAAAACAGGCCTCGTAGAATGAGCCTTTTTTACTCTGCATTTTTTAACTCCTTTACTGGTCTGTCGTCACCTTCTTTATAGTTTTGTGAAAACAAGGTAAGCATCCGTAAATTGCACATAGCATGGGCTAAGTGTGGCAATCCGCTTTCCTCGTCTAGTTCCTCGCCCTCTTGCCATTTAGATAGATGACGAAGCGCACAAGCTAGAGGGATTGACCACTCCATGCCTTTAGTCCAATTCCATGCCGCGTATTTTTCACGCCCATACATCCAAACTCTAGCCTCATCTGATAATGTGGCTAATGGGATTAGTGATAAATCAGGTTTGCCATTGTTATATCTTGCACCACTGCCACGCGCTTTGCTGTTTACGTCACCTACGCTTGCTTTTAAATCAAGTCCAATAGTCATCATCAATCCTCAGTTTGTAGCCATTGCTCAAAATTCACATCAAACACCACCCCAAATTCAGTGCTTGCATTAATCCCACTCCACCTTCGCTGGTTCATCAATAAAAAAGTCTTTAGGCAAAGTCACAATCCCAAGCAATAATCCATATTCACCATCCAAGTTATAAGCATGTTGATTGGCTTCAACTTCCGTTCCGAATAGCGTGAATGAGTAATCCGCGCCATCTTTTACGCTTGTGTAAGTTACGGAGTACATTTGCTCATTCATTTATTTATTTCCTCTATCACTACAACAGCAGCACCACCCTTACAGGCTTTGCCACGGACAATATGTAAATCATCTACTTGCGAATCGTCTTCATATACGCCAGCATCCATGAGGGCATCCAGAATAGCCTTAAGCAGATTATCAATATCAAATATCCTACGGCTACGAGGGCATATAATAATGTCCATGCGAAGCCTAGCAGTGCCAAGCTTAGGAATTTTTTGGTCAATGACATACGCTTGTACAGCCTCTTTAAAAGCCATACCAGCTTTTGAAATAAAACGTCGTTTCCCATTTGCTCTCCAATAAGTATTGACGGATGGTGGATAAGGTAAGGTAAGTATCATACGTTAAGAGCATCAAGTTTGGCATTAAGGTCGAACCTATTGTATTCCTTTAAATAAACTTTTAATGCCTGGTTGATAATATGTGCGCGAGGCATTTCTTTATCTACATGAGCAGCATCTAACAAAGCTCTAGTCTTTGGGGTTAATCTTACTAAGAAACTCTTGTAATCACTAGCAGCCATCATTTATCCTTATATCTAAAGTATAGCGTAGTCTAACATAAGTTCTTGCAAGAATGCAATAGGTGTGTATAATAACTAATACGGGGCCATTACCC